CTGAAATGATGCAATATTTAATCTTCTGCTACTTAAATCACCTTCATATTTTTCAGTTAAACTGTTGGTAACCATAACAATTGGAATTTGAACATCTTGTTGTACTTCATTCATGTTCATGGTTATGACATGTTCTGGAACAAAATATGGCATAATCTGTTCTACGATTTGTAACATATCATCTGTATGGCGTGTATATACAAAAAGATTAAAAGATACATTTACTGGAATTTGTGATTTGATTTGGCTACCAGTAGATTGGCATACACCACCAGCATTTGTTAGGTTTAACAACGGTTGCATACGATTTAATCGTCTGGTAGGATCTGGAACAATAGTATTAATGATATAACTTATAATTGGCAATTGTGTTTCAATACGAGTACCATTAGTTATTGATGATGGTTGGAGTAAACGTTGAATAAATTTTTCTTGTGGAGAATAATGGATAGGTACACGAATATTAAAACTAGTAGACGTATCTGGATCAATGTGAGCAACTTCAATGTTGCTAAACAAAGAGCCGAATCCAACTACAAGCTTTCTTAAATTTTCGTTGTAAAAATATCCAAACATATTAATCCTTATGGGTTACCGGGTTCATCACATGCTATAAATGGGTTATTTGGATCAAATCCATAACTATTTCCTTCAATTTTTAATACATCATTGATACCAAGTGTAGTACCAAGATTATTTGCCAATGGAATATGCAGAGCTCCAGACAATCCTGTTGTTGATGTGTATGGACTATTGATTGCTGCATTATTTGTATCAATCTTCTCATAACTGTAAGTGAAGAGTTCTGCAGTTATTTGATATGAATACAATTTTCCTAATGGGTATAATGGATTTTCATGTTCAACAAAATTAATTTCAAATAATGATTTTGATAAAGGAAGATATATCAGATCACCTTCGCGGGGTCTAATAATAGTAGAATCGATATCTGTAACTTCTTGTTTAAATCTTTTACGTGCAAAAACTAAAGTAATCTTATCTTTAATTTCTAACCCAAATTGAGTAATAACATCGGTCCCATCAAAACTTTTATAGGACTGAATAAACATTTCTAGGGTATATGCTTTTTTAAATGAAGAAGATGGATCCTCTCCAAAAATCTTATCTATTTCAAAGTATTTACGGGGAACATATACTAAATCCTGACCAATACCTTGAATCAATTCTACAGTTATATCTTCGATAAGGGTTTGCTCGGGTCCATACGTGGTACTATTGATATAAGGGTTGATAGCCATATTAACCAATCATTGGGTCTACAGGTAGTTCCTGAGTTTTTAGCAACATTGCTTCAATTGCGTCAAGTTCTCGTATAGCATCTTGCATTATGGCTGGAGCATTCAATTGTGCCCCACCAGGTAAAGGCATACCAGTATATTTCATTAAATTCTGTGCCCATTGTTTTTTAAGCAATGCTGAATAATGTCTTTGAAAAATACGATCACTCCATATTTTTGGATAATAGTCTGGATTTACTTGTACATATGCTTCTACCATAACATATTGATTTTGCTTAATATTTGCCCATTCGCTTTCTAAAAATAAACGATCTGTTGTTTTTGTATATGTAAATGATGATGGATAATTAAATACATCATTTATCATCTGAATATATGTCATTGCTTCCATATACAAACCCATAGGACCCTGCGAATAACCACTTTGATTAAAATACAAACCAAAGAAGTCAAATAAAGTCATCTGGTATCTCAAATCAAACATATAATCACCAACAACAGAACTTGGACTATATACTTTGCTAATCGTTCTGATATCTGCAGCTGCTGGCCAAAATGATGTAACTCCAGTAGTTGCAGATGTAACTGGTTGTGCACCAATACTATATCCAAAGGTACTAACATCAAAATATTTATTTGCTATGATATTGGCTGTGATAGGTACAACAAATTGTGCACGTTCATTAAAGTCAAAATGACGTTCGTGCATGTATTCTAATGATTCATCTAAACGGTCTTCAGCTTGCTCAGAATCAATATTAATTTGAATTACTGGTGCACCTAGTCGTCTGTATGTAAAATCAATGAATTCTTGTCTAGTTGTAATTGCCATAGAAATATTTATGAATTCTCAATGATTTTATTTATTTTTTCAATCATCTCTTCTTTTTCGTCACTCGATCCTATTGTTACTTGAATAAGTTCCAATTCTTTTGGATCAATCGCTTCAATCATTTCTTTTCGCAATTTAACTTCGATTGGTTTAAAATTAGGGTCATAATCACTAAATCCAGGCATTTTCATTGGGCAATTTAAAATTGGATAATCTAATTTTGAGTAATCATCAGAACTTTTAATTAACCATGTATGGGCTTTATCTCCACAACCACATCCACCACAGTAGCTTTTGGTTGGGTCAACTGAACTAGTCTTTAAAAATACACATGGTGTGGTAATACTACTACTACCACCAAAACAAGACAGCACTCTAAGCTGTTTTGTTTGGACATCTGTTTTTTTATTGCCAATTCCTCTAGATGCTAGAGAAGCAGCAAACATCATCATTTTTTGAAACATAATCTTATAAAGTTGTATAATTGACAGCCATACCAGCAGGAACAACATACGAATTAATAAAGGGTTTAAACTTTTCTATATCCGAAAGCAATGAACTAGTTACTTTAATATCTATATTGATAAAATTAGATGTAGAAACTACAACATCACTTATTGAAAAACCAAGTAGTGAACATATTAAATATTTAATTGCAGGTGGTGTACCTTTAATATCAAAATAATTTGAATCAGATTTAACCAAAAATTTTCTTATATTTGGAAGTATTGGACTTAAATGAGATTGAGAAAAATCAGCATTGGGAAAATAAAAATCTGCAAGTGCTTCTAAAAATATTGAATTCATAAACAATGGAACTCTAATATTTTCCCAATTTAATTGAGCACCATACCCATATTCCTGACTTAATAACCATCTTAAATAGTTTTTAATTATTGGAACGATAGCAACATTATTTGGATCGGATTCATATGCTTTAAGAATCCACTGTGGAAATAAAGATTCTACTGTAAGATTATCACCTAACCATTTAGAATCATTTCGATTGTATAAATCACTACCATAAAGACTACCCGCTCTTGCAGTAGTAATTGCATTTTTTACATCATAAGAAACAGGTTGTTCTTTAAGAAAAAATATCATAATTGATATACCAAATTTATTCCAGCAACACATCTAGCATTTAAATATGCGAGTAATAATGTTTGATTATTAGAAGAAAGACCATTTACATAAATTTGAACTGTTCCTGGAATACAACAATGGTTTGCTACCGTTATAAGTGAGGAATCGGATGTACCAGAGATTCCAGAACTTAGAATAGCATTAATATAGTCGTTAATTGTTACACATCTATCTTGTCCCGTTGCTTTAAATAAAAGCCTACATCTAGCTTCTGTAACAGAAATCTCACTATATCCACCAGAAGGTATTGCATTGGTTACAAACGTAACATCAGATCTTGCGGTTATAGCAGCATTATTTCCAGATGTTCCATTTGATGTAATTGCTTTAATCAATACTGAGTTTGAGGTTTGGATTTCTTGCGCAGATATAAAGTTATTTGTAACAATAAACCCTTTCGGACCATTGATTACTGTAAATGTTTTATTGTTTCCAACAAGTCCAGTAGAACTTTTATCTACTCGAGTCCATTCGGAGTATGTAACCGAACCATTTACATTTTCATAAAAAGAAATTGTATCAGGGTCAACAGTATATGGCAATTCACATGATTGTGTTGCATAATCATAATTGGTATATGATACTACTTCGGATCCAGAATATAATTTAAGTGATTTACTTACACCAGAATTAACTGAACTTATATTGAAAAAGAAAGTATCAGCACCTGTAGTTGTTTTAGCATTAAACGAAGTATATGGTTGTAGTGTAGCACCGACTGCAGTAACAGTTCTGGTACAAGTTGCACTTTGTGACGGTGCAATTAAGACAGAATTATTAGCAGCAATACCAAGAATACTTTGCATCAGGGTTGTGGTGGTAGCAAAAGAATTTATATACCCGTATTGAGCATATATACCATTATATGCAGTAACAGTAGAAAGAATGTTTAATATCAGATTTGCAGTACTAGCATTATTTTCAAAATCAATATCTTGTAACTCTGGTTGATTATTAAAAAATGATGTTAATGATGATTTAATATCACTGAAATCCAAAGATGCCACATTGAGGTTTTTAAGTTGGTAGGTCATTATAGTTCGACTTCAATAAATGTAGATACGTTTGATTGTTTTAAGATACCATCAGAAGTTGAAAAATAAATTAAAAATTGAAAAACTTTATCTGACGAATATTGTAAATTAACTTTAACATTAGTTAAAGATGGAATAGCAGAACTAATATATGCAGCCATATTATTTTCTAATAATCCAGTATTTGCTTGTCCATCAAAAATATAACTAAAATAATCGGAACCAAGATTAATATCAGACACAAGTTCTCCTTTTTGTGTCTTACATACATTTTCAATATATTGAGAATATGCATTAAAACCACTAACCAAACCAATATCTTTTTTGGTTGAGGAAGAGTTTATCTTTTCAAATAATATTGAAAAATCTTTGATAGCCATTATAATATTTATATCATGGATAAATTGGGGCACTGGTTGTATGACCGACAAACTCACCCAGCAATTGTTGATAACGCTAATGCAGATTCATGTGTTCCTGAACTGGTAACAACGTGTTTGATTCCTGTTATATAAAATACACCATTAATTGCAGCAGACTTCGTTGCATATGGGTACCCACTTATACCATTAGAATTTATACGAATTGTCTGACCAACTCTTAGATTAAAATCTCCGGCAACAGTTACATCTATTTTTCTACCATATTGTAATGCATCTGTAAATTCTGCACGTTTTACTGGAGTTTCTACCGGAGTGTTCCAGAAAGATGCTACGTTTAATCGAAGTTTAATATATGCTTCATAATTTGGATTCACATCAGGACAAACACAACTATATGGTGCAGAGGGAGTTCCCCAAAGACATCCTAACCAAGATGTACCCATTTTTGTATTGATCTGATCACATTCATCACTAGAAGTATCAAAGTACACATCTACCGGTATTGATGAATTTAATCTGTTAAGTGCTGGTGGACATCCTGTTGGACCTTCCCATAATGATACACCACCGGAACTTCCAGAACTTCCGGATGTGCCTGCTACTGCACCCTTATAAAAGCCAATGGCTTCTGCAATCTCTCTTACTTTATCAAATTTTTCAAAACATTCTTCTATAGATCCTGGTGTACTTGTGACACCACGTGTAATAGATGAGTTTGCGCATTCATATGAATCCCTACTCATAACAGGATAAAATGATTCCTGTCCTTGATTTGTACCGTATGTATATATTTGTTTTGATGACATCTAATATCCTACTTTTAACATATTCCATCTAATACGTTTTCAACCCAGAATGAAGTTACTTTTGTTTTTGCATCAATTTGTTCAATACAAACCCTAGCAATATGCGCCATAGTTCCACCACTAGCACCAAATGTAGAACTGGTACTTGCTCCAATTGGTCTGAATTTAAATGACGCTGATGTTGGGCTGACCCATCCGGGTGGCAAATATGCGCCAGATAAACCACGTTCATTTAAATTAATAGCCCACGTATCATCTTGAGTATCACTAGATTTGGTTGTTGGATCTAAGCACCATTTTTCTAATTGATGGCTATAAGATGTACAACCAGATACACCACCAGATAGACCCTGAGCTGCACCAGAACTACCACATGTTCCACAAGTCACACCTTCGTAACCAGGTTCAAATAATATTTTATTCCATTTATATCTGTAAAATTTAGCAGAACCCGGGAAGATCGGGTCTGCTGCACATGTTACACCATAATATGTGTTATCTGGTTCGTATCTCTGCAGTAATGCAAAGAAACAGTCTTCTTTTTTACCCATACAACACAAAGAATACATTACAAAATTTTGAGCTTCGATTTCTCTAATTTTATCTAAACGACCTGCAGCAGCAGATGCTCCAGCTGCTCCACCCGAAAATATATCGTACCGTATATCCATCACCTTTTGTAGATGTGTTGCATCTCCGGAAAGGTTATCATTCTCAGGATAATGTGGGTGTATAGGTGTTACATCAAATGTATTTTTCCACATATCAGGGCTATCCAAAAACGGCATAAACCCATCAACGTTCATTAAACTCAAGGCTTTATAATTATTTTCAACTCCATATTGATTATATAAAGTATTGGTCATAGATTTATTATTTGAGGGGTCTTGACCAGCGTAATACCCCCAACTGTTTTCTGGAATTAATTGATCACCACCTTTGGGTGCATTAGTTCCACGACCTTCTATACTTACAACATCAATATTATATTTTTGCCCATCATCTTGGAATTGAAAAGTAAGATTTTTTAGTGCTGCATTTTGTGTAGCGATAACAGCATCCAATTCAGCATTTATTTTTGCCTCACCAGTCAATCCATCTGGTATTGTAATAGTTGGAAGAGTATCCAAATATTTTGGTGTTTTGCGAATGTAATAATAATTTTTAGAAATCCATTGGTAGGCAGGATTAGATGCAAAGAAATATGCTTTTCTGTATGTTTTTTTATCAGACAATTTTTGAATTACTGCATCACCTTTAAATATACCAACATTTCTTACATCATCGTCCATTGACTTATACGATGTATCATTTGCAATGTTTCGCTTAAATGATTTAAAATTAACATCACCACCCATACCAGTCCAAAATATAAAATTAGGGTCACCAAATTCATCAACTGCACCGGTTGCAAGATAATTAAAAAATTCAATTGCATTATCAGAAACAGTTTCATCACCTAAATTATATGGAGTTAATGGTTTATATAAAAAATAATTTGTTGCCGAATCATTCCATCCGGATCTATTTGAACCAAAGGTGTATTGTAATTGGGCAACAAGATCATTTATTTTATATACTTTTGGTTTTTTAAAACCTAATAATGCATTTAATGAATTTGAAGAAAAATATTTATAATAAACATTTGTAAAATTTATAGCAACAATAGTATCATCAGTATCTGCTGCTGCATTATTCACATATGAAACACTAGTTATATCGCATGTCCAAGTTTTACCATCAAAAAATACAATAGATATTTTTTCTATATTGTTATTATGTACATAACTAACAATGTCTTTTAGATCGGTAACAACAATAGTTCCTTTGGGCAAAACATCTGTTATATTTTCAACTATTTCTACTCGTTCAAATCTACATTCCGTATTTTGTTTGGTTATCTCTAACTTACCTACGAAAATAGATTTAATTGTAGAATATGCTGGATTAAACTGTGATTGTGTATTTGGCATAATATATCAATTATACTTAGTAGTAACAAAGGAAGCTTGAATTAAACCAAGTTGTTTTGGTACATATGCTTGAATATTCTTAGAAGCAAGTATTATTTCTTGTTCTGCATTATAGGTTGTGTATGTAGTAACACCATCTAGTGGAGTTGATTGTGGTAATATTGTATCTAAGGTTGGTATTACAATAAAATCTCTAGTATTTTTATATATTGTTTTTCCATCAGTGGAATTAACTTGTTTGATAACTTTATTATTTGATGTTTGTAAAGTTCTCATATATCCATAAAAAGGAATACCATAGCTTCCATCAGATTTTAAAGGAATTACGCTAAGAGGTGAAGTAGTAAGTCCAGATAAAAAATTATCTCCTCCTTTTACAATATTTGCTGTAATTGTTAAATCATAAAATGATGAATCAACTATTACTGCCATAGGTCCATTCATATCATAAATTCCCGTAGAGCCAAAAGAATATGGAGGAAATCCAGAATTTGAAAAATAAGGAAATATTAAACTACCAATAGGTGCTGTAGGAACAGTAGAAGTTGGAGTTAAAAAATATGGTTGATCAATTAAAATAAAACACTTATTATTTTTATTATCATTTGTAAAAATATTAACATTACTCTCAACTAATGTAAATGGATTAATTACATTATTTGCAGCAACAATTGCCCAGAAACTATCTGGATCTTGATATGTAGTAGCAGCAGCCTCTAATAGAGTAGTTTTACTATCTATTGATATAT